TCAAGTTTGAACGAGATGGTTCAATAACTAATTCTGGTCAACTTACAATCAATACGCTCAACATCATAGCTGACAATCATCAAATCTTTACAGGCGCTGGTGATGTAGATTTTGCTCAAGGTACTATAGTTAAATCTTCTTGGTTTTCAAATTTCTACACAGCTGCGACATTAACTAATGATGATACTATAACACTAATAGTTTCTAAACAAGAGACAGTAAATACTTCCTGTGTTCTTGGTAATAATGTTGCGTTAAAGTGGGAATCTCACCTCTTACTTGGAGCTGCTTCTGGCATAACTATTAGTAACATAGCTAAGGTAGAAGCTGGTGATTATCAAATATTTTCAGGTGCAGGTTCCTTTACTTTTGTAGGCGGTATTAAACTTCAATCAAACTGGTTTGCACATACTCGCTCAGTTATTAATCATATAGGCACTACTAGAGCTACCTTAATAATTGTTGGAACAGTTACAGTTGACTATTCAGACACTTTTGATAATAATACTACTCTTGATTTTGTTTCTAGAAGCGGACTTTTATCTGTTTCAGGTGGAATAACACTATCTAACATAAAAAATATAGTAGCTACTAAAAAACAAATATTTACAGGTGCTGGAGAATTTGACTTCGCTGAAGGTATAATATTAAAAAGTTCTTGGTTTGCTTCTTTATCTGTAGCTGATACTTATACTGATGATGATAATGTTAATCTAACGATTGAGATAGATAAAAATGAAACAGTTAGTGCTAACACAACTTTTGATGAATATCAAAGAATTAAAATTAATAAGGGTTGTCTTATTACTATTAATAATGGAATTACTCTTACTATTAATGGTTCTTTTGAGGCTGGTACTTATCGAATATTTGCAGGTACTGGAACAGTAGTATTTACTTATGGAAGAAGAGTATTTGTAGAATGGTGGGGCTGGGCTGCTGGAAATGGAGCGGCTCAACAGACATTAAACTCTACAGCGTTTCAAGCAGCTATTAATTCAACAGCCGCTGAAATAATACTTCCAGCTGGTGAGTTCTATTATGATACAGGTATAGTATTTAATAAATCTCTGCGTTGTGATGGAGCGTCTGCAACAGAGACAAATAGCGCAGCCGGACTCAGCACTACAAAATTAAACTATACCGGTAACGGAATAGCGATGACTCTCTATCTCAATCAAGAGAGTATTCATCTTTCTAACTTCATGCTTGTTGGAACTAGCGCAGCTACTATGGGTATTAGAGTAGGAGATGGGTCACTAATTACAAAAGGTTCATTAAAGAATATATTGGTTAAGGATTTTACAAAGGCTGGAGCTGCTGGCATATGGGTCTATGGTTCCTTAGAATTCCTTTATGAAAATGTCACAGTCTGGAATTGCACTTACGGATGGGAGTTTTGGGGAACAGTAACTACACAAACCTTAATTAATTGCTATGCTCAGTATAGTATTAGAGCAGGTTTTGCTATTCTTGATTTATCAGGTGGTGTATTTATTAACTGTATAGCCGAAAGTAATGGTGAAGAAGGATTACTTATTAATGCTAATAATTCTGTCTACTCTCTCTCTTTTTATAATTGGTGGTCAGAAGATAATAATACATCTGGTGAAATAAGTCCAGTATATATAAGTGGTGTTAGTAGTACTCCTATATATATTAACTTCTACGGCGGTCTTTTTTCAGATGATGTAGAAGGTAAAATATGGCATATTGATAGAGCTACTAATATAGTCTGGCATAATGTAAGGCAGGCTATATATACTGCTGGCTTTATGTCCGTTTCAGCAAACACATGCAACTGTAAATACGATACTACTGAAAATGTAAAAGATAGTGATATCACTGGCTTTGCCTTTGGTAGAATTTATATAGTAAGAGAAACACAAAGAACTTCATTAGCGGCTTCAACAGGTGCCGGAACAGTGAAGATGGGAAGCGCTAATCCAGCAAATAGTGCAGGATGGTTAAAGTTTTTAAATAGTAATGGAGTGTGGGTTTATGTACCTTATTGGACTACTGATACTCCTTAAAGATTAATTAGGAATGGATAAAGAACTTGAAATAATTCTTTCTAAATGTGCTCTTAGTACTCGTATGACTGCGCTTACTTTCTTCCCTGAGCGCTTCTATATGCCTTTTTCAGAAGAAGTACATGGAAAGATATTTGATCTAATTGATGGGCCTGAACAAAAAGTAGCTATTGCTGCTCCTCGTGGGTATGGAAAGACTTCTATTGTTGCTGAGGCTTTAATGGCTAGATGGATTCTATTTAATCATACAGGATTTATTGTCTATATAAATAAAAGTCATGATGCAGCCTCTTTACAGACTGAGAATCTTCGTCGGGAGCTTGTAACAAATAAAGAGATAAGAGCGTTCTTTGGAAACTTTAAGCAAAGAGATCCAAATAAAGCTGAATTTGATGAAGTGTTTAGTAAGAAGGCTTGGGTCGCTTATAATACATTAGTTTGGCCAAGAGGTGCCGGCCAACAGGTTCGTGGAGTTCTTTTCAAAAACGATAGGCCTGGACTAATAATCATAGATGATTTGGAAGATCCTGAACAGGTTACTAATGATGAATATAGAAAGAAACAATATGAGTGGCTCTATGCTGATGTGATAAAGGCTGTTCCTCGTGTAGGACCTTTGGCAAAAAGTTGGAAAATTGTCTATATTGATACTTTGAAGCATGAAGACTCTGTATTGCAAAAGTTAATGGATTCCAAAGAATGGGCTTCCATACGGCTTGAAGCTTGTGATGATAACTTTAAATCAACAGCTCCTGGATTTATCTCTGATGAGGATATTAAGAAGGAATGGGAACAGCATGTTGCAGCTGGTCAGACAGATGTATTCTTTCGGGAGCTTAGGAATCTTCCTATTTCAACAAAAGACTCAGCATTTAGAGTTGAGTACTTTCACTATTATAATATTCCCTTTGGAAATGCTAAAAGAGAAGGGGATATAGAGACACTCGATGTAGATGTCCAACAGAACTCAAATATCGAAACAGTAGTTATTCTTGACCCTGCTAAAACGGTTAAGATTCACTCGGCTGAGTCAGCCATAATAGGAATAGGAATTGACTTAGCAAGTGCTAAAGTTTATATAAGAGATATAGTCTGTGAGAAAATGTATCCTGATGAAATCTATAATGTTCTCTTTGGAATGGCTCAGATGTTAGGTGCAAAAGTAATAGGTGTGGAAGAGACCTCTCTCAATGAATTCATTAAGCAGCCTATAAAGAATGAAATGTTTAAGCGGGGAACATTCTATGAAATGATCTGGCTTAAAGCCAGAGGTGGAATGAAAAAGGAACATCGAGTGAAAGAACTAGTTCCTTATTATCGAGGTGGTTACATCTACCATAATGCATCTTGTGCTGGAATAAAGAAACTTGAGCAACAACTATTAATGTTCCCTCGTTCTGCTCTCTGGGACTTAATGGATGCTGAGGCATACCTCATTGAGATGCTTGAACTTGGAGAAAGATACTTTAGTCCATCTGAAGAGATGGGTGATGTGGAAGCAGAATATAAAAGTATTACATATGAAAAAGTAATAGAAGATTGGAGGGCTGCTTGATGTTAGAGACTGTTCTTGGTGGAGTTGTGATAGCGTTGGTTTCTGGTATAGTTGGCAAAGCATTAGGTGAGAAAGGAAAAGTCTCAATGCTTCATTGTTCAAGTAGTCAGAAGTCTTGCCAACTGCTTATTTTAGAGAAACTAAATAATTTAGATAGGAACTTAAAATCATTAACAGATATAGTTAATGATAAGGTTCTTGGACTTTAAGAGCGTTTAATGATTAAACGGACTAATTAAAATGGCTTTAAGACAAATTAGAATAGGAGCAGTTCCTAACGCTTATCAGTATGATGATGCTGATTATCCTAAGGCTATATCGGCTGAATCCTCGATAGAATGTACTGCTACTCCTACTGACCCTAATGATGTTATTCGTCTTGTTGATGTAGGCTCTATAACTGGAGATGTCTATGGTCCTGCAGGATCCACTGATTCCAATGTAGCTGAGTTTGATGGAGTAACTGGAAAAAAAATAAAAGATGGAAGTATAACTCATAGTAGTGTTGTTGATGCTATTAGTGGAAAATTCTCTACTGGATTAGGTATAGGTGGACGTTCAGTTCCTGCAGGTGGGATAGCTTTTCCAGCTGTTCAAGTTGCTGTTGCAGACGCTCATACTTTAGATGACTACGAGGAAGGGAATTGGGTTCCAACACAAGGAACCGGTTTAACAGTAGTTGGTGCGTTCTCTTCTGGTGGAAAGTATACAAAGATTGGAAGATTGGTTCATGTAGTTGGATATGTATATGGTGCTACTTCTGTTGCTGTGTCAGCAGCAGGAGAGATTTGTGCAGGGCTTCCTTTTGTGCAAGATGGTTCAGTCGGCAATAATTGCGGAGGAGCTAATAAAAATACTTTAGCGGCTGGAACTATCACTGCAATAAGTGATTCATCTATTATAGCTGTAAATGCTTTAACTGCATGTGAGTATATAGAATTTTCAGGGACTTATTCAATATGAGGAGAATTAAATGCCTTACATAATTACTGGAGATCCGTCGGGGTGGAGAAACGAAAACTATAAGAAGGACTTTAACTATAAGTATCCTGAGAAGCTAAATCTTCGTCCTGATAGTGATTTACATAAGAAACTTCGTTCTCGTATCTGGGAACGTGCGAGAGCTTCAAGAAATGAAATCTCCAAGCGCTTTCCTTCTTGGCGTGAGATAGATAAGACATTGACTACTTACATTGATTTGTCTGAGACAAATCAGACTAAGGAAGACGAGCTTAAGACAAAA